CTCGCAACACTGGGAGTCCATCCTCGCCACGCATCCGCCCGCCCTGGACTCCCGCGCCTCGTTCTACTGGTGGACGGCACGCGTCCACGATCAGGTCAACGAAAGACTTGGCAAACCCCGCGCCTTCCCCGGTGTCTGATTTACCTCTGCTGCTGTCCCTCCTGTTCCAGGATTTCAAGGTTGTGAAGCACTCTCCTCGATGCTCGCCGAGGTCAACGCTTCCGATCAATCCTACCTTCTCCACATCGCCATCGGCGCACTGCTGATGCTCGGCCCGGCGCTGAATGCCTGGCTTAGCTTTATCAAAGGTCTGCAAAAGAAGGAGGTCAGCACGGCGGACTTTGTGACTCAAAAGCAGCTCGCCGAGGTCGAGGCCCGCATGACCGCCAACCTCAACCAAACCGTGGGAGCCATTAAAGAGCAGCTCCGCGTCACGATGGCGGATGTCGTCGCGGCCTCGCGGGATGTGGCCCGGCAGTTGGAGCACCTCAAAGACGCGGTCAATGAGGAGATCACCGCCCTGCATCGCAGTCTCGGCACCGTCGAGGGACAAATCAAATCGCGCCGGAACTAATACATGAGCACTGAAGCCCACCAATCCCGTCTCACCGAGGCCCGCTACGCTGTGCGTCGCTACCTCTACGCACGCCCGACCGTGGCCCAGGACGTCGCCACGATCACCCACGGCCTGCGGGTGAAGGGCCAGGACTTTGATCAGAGCGAGATCGAGGTCGCGCTCCATTTTTGGGAAGGATGCCTGCCCGCGCAGATCGCCATTGTGCGCCGATCGGAGGCCGACCCGGCGAAGCATTTCCAGATCACCTCCGCCGGCATCATCGCTTTCGAACGCGAACAATGAACCCCCGAACCCAAAACCCATGAGCACCCAAGCCCCTACCAAGCCGCTGCCCTGCCTGCAAACCACCGAGCCGCCGCCTGTGCCGGAGACGCCTTTCAGCGTTGCCTCTGATCCTGCGCCGTCCGATCTGGACGCGCCCACCTGGATGCGCCAGCGCGCCGCGCAGGCGGTCACGTCCAAGGGCGATCCCGGCACCTTTGCGGAGCCTCGTCTCTCCCTCGTCATCTCGCCCACGCTCGCCGCCGCGCCGCGCGTCGGCTCGCTCGTGGAGCAGCTCCGCGGTTGTTGCACGAGCCTTGGATTGAAAATCGAGGTCACCATTCATTTTTAGCCCTGGCCGGGGTCGCTGACCCCGGTGAGCGCCATGCCTTTGTTACGCAAATCCACCCGCAGTGATGACAACGCCAGGCTCAGCCTGTGGGACAAACTCAAACTCGCCCGGCTCATCAACTCAGTTATGTTCGAAAGACTCAAATCCCGCAAACTCTGGGTCGCCGTGCTCGGAGCGGCACTCCTCACCCTCGGCCAGGGGATCGGACTCGACGCCGATCTTTTGGACAAGCTCATCACCCTCGCGATGACCTACATCGGCGCCCAGGGCCTGGTGGACACCGCCGCCGCGCTGAAAGGCAGCCACTAAATTTCCGGTCACACCGGAGGGTATTGCGGCGGTGCCACATACACTGGTCAGCATGGACGCCCGGCCCGTAACCGCATCAAAAGCGGGCCTTTTTTTTCAAATGCAAACACGAAATCCGAAATGGTCATCAGTCACAACGTCACCGCGCGCGGGCTGAACCTCATCAAGCACTTTGAGGGGCTGTTTCTGAAAGCCTACCGGTGCGAGGGAAGGGTCTGGACCATCGGCTATGGCCACACCGGCCTCCAGCACCAGGATGGCACGGTCTATGAAGGACGCGTCATCACGGAGGCGGAGGCGTTGGAGCTGCTCGATTACGACCTGAACCAATTCGAGGCGCGAGTGCGCGCGCTGGTGAAGGTGCCGCTCTCTGCCGCGCAATTCGAGGCGTTGGTGAGTTTCGACTTTAACACCGGCGCGCTGCACCGCAGCACGGTGCTGAAGCGCCTCAACGCCGGCGACTACCAAGGTGCCGCCGATGCACTGCTGATGTGGAAGCGCGCCGGAGGCAAAATCCAGCCCGGCCTCGTGCGACGCCGCAAAGCCGAGCGTCATCTTTTTCTAACAGGAGAAATCAAATTCAATTTCTAAAATGACTCAAAAGACCTCTCCACCATCCGCCCCGTTGAAAGCACCTGCTCAAGAACTGGGTCAGAAGCTCGCTTTTCTTCTAAACGTCATCGCGCCGACTTTTCCGGACGCGCCACACGCCGGCTACCTTGCGGCACGCGCCGCTCAAGCCGTCCTCGCGGAGCACCTGAAGCCGGACTCCGGCATCAGCGCGGAGGAGTGCATCAGCCTGCTCCTCCAGGCGCTGGATGATCAGCGCGTGGTGGCCGCGATGGATCAGAAATAATCCCGCCATGCCTCCGCTCTCCACTGACGCGCTCGCCATCCTCTTCCGCCTCGCCGCGCATGGCCCGGAGGCGTCGCTCGATCACGTCCAGATGTCCGCGACCCTCGGGGAGCGCGGCACGCGCCGCCTCATCGCCCCGGCCATCGAGCCGCTGCTGGAGCGCGAATGGATCACCGGTGGCACCGCGCGCATCCAAATCGCCGCGCGCGGCTTTTACGCCGCGAAACAAATCCTTTCCCAAGTCCAGTCCGCCGACGCGGCGGCTGATCTCGACGCATGACCTTCACCGACGCCAACATCATCGAGGTGGAGCCTACCGAGATCGAGGCCGGTGAGGGCGGCCACGTCCCCGGCCCCGCGATCCTGGTGGCGACCCCGCCGATCTGGCCGCGAAGGCCAGACGCTGCGGCCTTGGCAACAAGGCGGAGGTCATCGGCCATGAAATCCTGCTCACCCGACGCGAGCTGAAACAACTCATCGCGGAATGCGACCTACGGAAAATGGAGACGACGACTAAACAGACCAAGCCCCCGGCGACCCACGCCGCGAAGGGCAAGATCGCCCGCCTGCCGCACGCGCTGCGGCGGGAGGTGAACCAGCGCCTCCGCGACGGCCAGCCCGGCTCCGTGATCCTGCCCTGGCTCAATGCGCATCCGGAGGTGCGCCGGATCCTGAACCTGCACTTTGACGGCAAGGACATCCACGATCAGAACCTCACCAACTGGCGGCAGGGCGAGTTTCAAAAATGGTGCGAGGAATGTGACGAGATCGAGCAGACCCAGGCCATGGCCGAGCTGGCGCAAAAGCTCGCGGAGGCCGCCGGCGATGACCTCAGCGCCGGGGCGCGCGCGATTGCGGCGGGCCGCATCATGGCGCGGCTGCAAGGTCTCGGCGCCGATCCGGATATCGAAAGCCTCGATGCCCTCGTGCTCGCCGCCTCGCGCCTGGCCCAGGCGGAGACAAAGAAGAGCACCGTCAAGCTGCACCACCGGCGAGCTGATCAAAAGGACAAGGAGCTGCAACTCGCCGAGGCGAAATTTCAACGCCAGACCTGCGAGCTGTTCCTGAGATGGCACAAAGACCAGCGCGCCATCGAGATCGCGGAAAGCTCGGAAAAAAAGGACGTGAAGATGGACCAGCTCCGCCTGCTGCTCTTCGGCGCGCCACCCACCCAGGGGAGCGCGGGCACTCCCGCCCGCTGATCGCACATGAGCCAGCCCATCATCCAGCTCAGTCCCGCTCAAAGCGAGGTCTTCTGGTCGAAGAACCGGATGCTCTGGATGCTTTGGCGCCGTCAATTCGGGAAGTCGTTCACCTTTGGATCAAAGGCGCTCTACCGCTGCATGGAGCGGCCCGATCACATGGTGTGCTTTGTCTCCGGATCGATCCTCATGGGTGGCGAGATGATCGAAAAAGAGGCGCTGCTCTGGCGCAAGCTGATTGACGCGCAGCGGCTCGCCGCGCGCCAGGCCGGGCACAGGCTCACGACCAGCGCCGACGATGACCAGGGCGCGACGCTCGATCTGGATGCCATCGCCGATCTGTTCCAGCACTCGAAGCTGGAATGTACGGTCTGGCACTCAAACACGAACTACTCGCGGACGCGCGTCCTGTCCCCGAACCCGGCGACCGCGCGCGGCTTCAGCGGTGATGTCCTCGGTGATGAGGTAGGCTTCTGGCCGGACTTCGCCGCGACGATGGACGCCGTGGAGCCCATCATCAGCCGCAATCCTGATTGGCTGATGTGGCTGGCGACGAGTCCGCCGGCGGATGACACGCATCCGACGTTTGAGATCCTGCAACCGCAGCGCGACTCCTGGACGGCCAGCGCCACCGGCAACTGGTATGAAACCAACGCCGAGGATGGCAGGAGTGGATACCCAGTGCATCGCGTGGACGCGCACGATGCGCTCCTCGCCGGCGTGCCACTTTTTTCACTGAAGACCGGAAAGGCCGTGACCGTCGAGCAGGCGCTCGCCGAGGCGATTGACAAGCAAGCCTTCCGCCGGAACTACCTGCTGCAATTCCTCGCCGGCGGAGCGGCCGCCCTCAGCCTGCAAGACCTCGCCAACGCGCAAGGGCGCGGCAAGAACCACGGCCTTGCCATCAAAATCACCGACACACTGGAGGTGGCCGCGTGAAAATGCAGACGCCATAAGCGAGTGGCGCGCCGATGTTCACCTTCCCATGACCCCCCGCGACGCCATCCCCCGATCCTGGCTCGATCACCTCGGCAGTGGGGTGATCGGCGTCGGCATGGACATCGCCACCAGCGACGGCCCGACGAGCAACCCGGCCTCGATCACGGTCAGCGAGCGCATCGGCGTCATGCTCTACGAGCGCCTGGTGCTCGCGTGGAAGACGCGAGAGGAGGCCGTGGCGCGTGCCATGCTCCAGATCGTGCTTGAAGACCTGGCGAGCGTCAACCGCCGCCCGCGTCGCTCGTGTATAGACGCGTCTAATGAGTTCTTTTTCGCGCAGCGCCTCAGTCGCGAGCTGGCGCATCTGTCCAGCTTCTCTTTGGTAAAGGGCTCGGAGAATCTGACCTGGCAGGGACAGACCATGAAGTCCAAGGAGCTGCTCGGCTCGCTCTATGTGAACGCCCACACGGACGGCCAGATCGCCAGCCCAGAGGGGCCGTGGATCAAAGAAGATCGCCGCCTCGTGACGCGCTCGCGCGGCCTGTTCGTGACTTTGACCGGGAAGGGTGGCGAGCACGGTGACACCTTTGACTCTGGGAAGCTCGCGAACTGGGCCACGCTCAGCTCCGGCCCGGCGGTGGCGGAGGCCATACCCATCGATGCGGCCGGACGCTCCGCAGCGCCTGCGGATGACGAGGATGAAGACCGCGCCGGCGGCCTGCTGGATCGCCTGCTTAGCAAACTCGGCTTTTAATATGCGACTCTCCATCTCTGGCATCTATCACCCCGATATCTTCGCGTTTTTGCCGAGCTTTCAGATCGAGAACCATCGCTGTGAGGATGAACGCTGCCGGGAGAGCCACGGCTGGGGCCTGATCTTTTTCTGGGCCTGCTGGGGAGTGGCCATTTCCATCCTCTACGGCCAACCGCCGCCGCCTTAACCTTGAACCCCGTTCTTATTATGATGCTTGATGCCTCCTTGTTGAAAAGACTGTTCCGCATCGCGCCGACGAAGCGCACCACCACGGCCCACGGCCTGGCGGAGACGCCCTTTGCCGCGAACAACATGACCGTGGATCGCCTTCATGGCATCCTCCGCGCCGCCGAGGGTGGCGAGACAGAGGAGCTGTTCGGTCTGTACCGTGACATCCTCCTCGGGCACGCGCACACCCAGGCACAGTTCAACACGCGCAAGCTGGCCGTGCTCGGCGACAATCCGACCATCGCGCCGCGAGATCCGAAGAGCACGGATGACGTCGCCGCCGCCCGGGCCGCGAAGATGCTGTGCCAGACGCCTGGCTGGCGTCGCGTCGGACTCAACCACCTGCTGAACGCCTCGCTCTATCCGGTCAGTGTTTTGGAGGTCGTGTACGTCCCCTCTGCCGTGCCCGGCCTGCGCTTTGAGATCGGCGAGCTGGTGCCTGTGCCGCCAAGGCTGCTCGACTTCACGACCGGCAAGCTCCAGATCTGGCACTCCGATCCGAGCACCGGCCACCGGCTGTTGACTCGCCGGATGCCGTGCGCACCTCATTTCGTCGTACATCGCGGCCACTTGCTGACTGACATTCCGGACAACTGGGGCGGGCCGATGCGCGCGGTGCTCTTCTGGTGGCTGTTCGCCACCATGGATCGCGACTGGTGGGTGCGATTCCTCGACCGCTACGGTGCCCCTTTTATTGTGGGTAAATACGACCAGGCCGACGACGCCAGCCGGAAGACGCTAGTGCGCGCCTTCAGCGCGGCCACGCGACTCTTCGGACTCGTCGTGAGCCGTGATACCGAGGTGCAGCTCAACTCCGTGGCCGCCCAGGGGCATGGCGAGGCATTCTCCCAGTTCATGGAGGTTGCCAACGACGAGCTGAGCAGGCTCATACTGGGACAGACCATGACCAGCACCGCCAAGGCCGCCGGCATCGGCAGCAGCCAGGCACAGGTGCAAGACAACGTGCGCGGCGACATCCGCGCCTGGGACGCGGCCTGCCTTGCCGAGACGGTCACTCAGCAGATCATCCGCCCGTGGCTCGATGCCAACGGCTTCACGGGCGAGGCGGTGTTGACCTTCGGCACCACCAGCACCGCCGAGGCCGGATCCCGCGCCGACGTTCTCAGCAAAGCCAGCGCCGCCGGGCTGGAGCTGACCGACGACGGCATCACCAGGTTCAACGAAGATACCGGCCTTCAGTTTCGCCGCGCCGTCCCGCCAGTCTCGACACCAGGAGCGCCTGCGATTCAAGCCAGACCCGATCCACTGCTCCGGCTGGTTTCAAGGAAACAGACGGACTGCTTTAGCGCCCGTGCCGTTGCCGCGCGGCAGATGAGCAATGAAGACCTCGACCGCCTGGCCGCCAACGCGGCGCCGGAACTGGCCGATGCCTTCCGGGGGGTCTATGCCCCGATTCGTCGCATCATCCTGGAGTCCACCAGCGCCGCCGACCTGGAGCAGCGCCTCCAATCCTTCTATGCCGACTGGACGCCCGCCCGTCTCCAGCCCATCCTCGAAGACGCTCTCGCCGCCTTCGCCGCCAACGGCGCGGCCAGCGCCGCGTTACCCCGCCCCTGACCCTTTTTGCATTTACATTTTTTGCTGTCTCGCGAATTTTTGCGCGTTACACCAAGGTGGCCGGCATGTTCCAATCACTCTGCTCCGTCACCCTCGACAAGCGCGTGGATCATCCGAGGACACCGCTGGAGCCGGGGAAATACATGCTCAATACCATCCGAACCGACGGCTATGTGGTGCTCACCTCACAGTCAGGGATCAAGTCCCAGCTCATTGGGTTGGGTAAACTCCTAGCCGCAGGGTTCAAGAGAACCGGCTAAAATCGCCCTGTTCCGGGGACTCCCGGCACAGGGCAGACAAGGCGCGACTTCGCCCGGGGGTGAAGTCAAAACGCCCATCAGACCTGTGTTGCAATGAAACCTTAATAGGAAGCAATTTATTTGCAACATGGTATGATGAGTTGAAAATGTTTTACCATCACCCTTGACTCCCGTGTCTCGTGATTGTCAAAAAGGCGGCGACCTTCGCGAAAAGGCCGCCGCTTAAATATAGTTCCTTGCCAATCGCCTATAGGCGGGATGACTCAGAACCAAGGTCTGTGTAGGACACTTGGGTTTAACTCGGTGGTCGTGCCTGCGTCAAGTACAGAAGGCAACGACATCGAAAAACAATGAACCCCAAACTCATCAAGACACCGCGCGTGTCTCTCAACAAACTCGGCGAATACCTCGTCTCACAAGCCGCAAGACGCAGAAGCATCGTCAAACAATCCCAAGAACCGCCTGGGGCCATCGTGCCTCGGTATCAAAAAGCATTTCCTGTTCTGGAGCGCTTTTTTCAGACAGGCGACATCAATCACATTCATTCAGCCATTGAGCGCCTGCGCAACAAAACGCCAAGAACGGATTGGGAACAGGATGACAACCTCAACACTGCGCTCGCGCTGGAGACTTTTCTCGCGGATGCGGAATACCTTCTCGAGAAGGGCTGCTCGATCACAAGAGCGGACCCGCAGGAAACGGCCAAACTATTGATAGCCGAGGTCGAGGTAAGTGTGCGGCCGGATTTTTATGTCCGGTTTGAGCGGCGCGGCCAGGATTTCATCGGTGCTATTAAATTCCATTGGATCAAGGACGACGGGCATCAGCTCACGAGAGAGGGCGGGGCCTATGTGGCAACAACGGTGCATCAATTCCTGGAGACCTATCATGCGAAGGTGGCGCGGCCTTCTCTTGAGCATTGCATTTCCGTTGATGTGTTCCGGCATTCCATCTGCGCCGCGCCCAAGGCACATCATCGTTTGCGCCAGAACATTCAGGCTGCTTGCGAAGAGATCGCGTTTCGGTGGCGGAGAACGTAATTCATCCGGTGATCGCAGGCCGTTGGCCCGCATCTTGATGGCGTCGCTGCACGTCGTCCATAAACCCAGGCCGGTGGCCTGGGCTGAGGGATGATGCGCCGTTGGCGCATTGTGACCTCATGTGATCGGCCCTGCGTGTCGCGCTACGCCGCGCATCTGCGGCCAAAGGCCGCGCCTTTCTCAGCCCAGGCTATCGGCCTGGGGCAGGGCGCAGCCCTGGGGAACGGGCGATGCACAACCACCATCCCCCAACGTCGCGGGCCAACGGCCCGCGATCCTTCCGGCCCGCGCGGGCCGGTTTTCCTATTTGCCAGACACGCGTCCCGCGCTCATGCTCTGGCCGCCATGAGCTACCACATCCTGCACATCACGCAGCATGGCGCGCTGCTGGGGAAAGAGCGCGGTTTCATCACCTGCAAGGGCGCGGACAGTGAGGAGCGGCGGCGGCCCATTGAGGACATCCGGGCGGTGATCATCGCGGCGCGCGGGGTGACGCTGACGAGCAACTTTGTCTCCGCTGTGCTGGAGCAGGACGGGATTATCCTTCA